AGAGCGTTGGAAGCTGGTCCAAGACATACCGGAGCGGAGGCGAGAGCGCACAGCAGGCCACGACAGCGGCACAGGCAGCACAAGCCTCTCTTGCATCTGTTGCAGCGCAGTATTTGTCCAGTACGGGCCTCCTGTATCGTGGAAGGGGGTGTGGCTGTGTTCCCCCATGTTGTGACGCTCTATAACGTGGTGACAGAAGAGGACCCTAGCACTTTTGAGGAAACAACTACAAATCATATTACCATTCTGCGAGGAGTTCTGCTGGATGCTGTCAAGGCCAAAAACGTTAACGAAAGCGGTTTGGTTGGAGCGGATGCAGTCAACCTCTATATTCCGACCAGCGTTGAAGCTGTAGACGGGGTGACTGGTGAGCCAAAGCAGTATGTAGGGCCTATTGAATTTTGGCGGGCAGAGGACAAGAGCGGGCTTTGGACGCTTTCCACTGGAGAAAACACCTTCTTTGTAAAAGGAGAGGCCGTCCATCCTAATTGGTCTGCTCAGAAGATCGATGCCGCATACGATGATGTCTACAATGTCAACACTGTGGATTTAAAGGACTTCGGCGGCGAGATGTCTCATTGGGAAGTTGGTGGGAACTGATGTTTAGCTTTGATGTCAGCTCCAATATCGTTCCAACTGTGACGGGAAATTTGGAAGCAGCAAGCGAAAAGGCTGTTTATGCGATGGCTGTCCAAGCGCAAAAGGATACATCTCCATACGTTCCGGCATTAACGGGCAATCTCGACCGAAGAACAAAAGTAGAGGAATCCAGGATTATCTATCCTGGCCCACAATCTCGCTATTTATACTACGGCAAATTGATGATAGACCCGGCAACAGGAAGCAGTTATGCATCTTACGGAGCGACAAAAGTTCTCACCGACAAAGACTTGGTTTTCAACAAGGCAATGCACTCACAGGCGCAATCGCACTGGTTTGAGGCAAGCAAGGCGGAAAACAAGGACAAGTGGGAGCGAGTTTTTGGAAAGGCGGTGAAGCGCTATCTTCGAGGATAAAAAGCAGAGGATTTTGGCATCTTCGGAGGAAGTTGACCGCATTTCTCGCTCTATGCTGGTGTGGGCCAATACTTTTCCGGACAAGCCTGTGACAGTTATCAAGTATGAATTCCTGGATATCGACGATGCCGCTGGAGATGATGCGGCCATGGCCCTGTCTACTATCCAAGGGACGTACATCACCCAGCAATACATTATCGGCGGGTATCAAGCAGAGTATCAATTCAAAATTATCTACCGAATTAAACCGGGGACTAGTAACGACAAACGGCTCCAAGCAGACGAAATGCTGAACCATTTCGGAGACTGGGCAAGAACTCAACACCCCAATTTAGGAAATGGCATTAACGCTCTGAGGGTTGAGCCGACCACACAATCCTCTAAGTTCGCGGCTTATGGAGACGGCTATGAGGACTATCAAATTTTAATGAGACTGGCCTATGAGGTCAATGTCTGAAAGGAGTGAACACTTTGGCAGATTTGGAGTTTAACACCACAGAAGGGCGCACGATTGCCCGTGAACTGCTGATTGCATATCTGAATACTGGAACACCGGAGGAACCTGTATGGTCCGCCATTGGAAAGCGCGTTGAGGAGTCCGATGAGGAAATGGACTGGTCCGAGGAGTCTATCAAGGACATTTTTGGGAACACCTGGACCACACTCACAAAGCCCGTCATCACACAGAGCTTCGACCCTATCCCTCTGGATGCCGGGGACGTAGCGGCGGTGAAACTGTGGAATTTGGCAATCAAGGACCAGGACGCACAGGCTCTGGCAAATCAAGATATGCTGATCGGCCACTACTACGCAACATCTGGCGAGTCCAATTTTGCGGAGCGGTACAGTGGCGCATCCGTGTCTGTAACGCGAATTGGTGGCGCTGGCGGCGGAAACCTGGAAATTTCTTGCGACATTACATACGGCGGCACCAGAACGCTTGGGACCGTCACCAATAGCGCAGGAACTGTAACCTTTAGAGCAGACGGAGCGGCCTAAAGACAAGAAAGGGCACAGTACAAAGGAATAGTGCTGTGCCCCCTTTTTGGAGGAATTATGCAGAAGATCACATTTGATACGGGCATTAAAACCTATCAGATCAATGAAAGCGGCGTTTTGCGGTTTAACCCATCTGACCCAAATCTGTACAAGCGGTTCAAGGACCTGCGTGTGGAAATCGAGCAAATCCAAAAGGATTATAACGAACGTTCAAAATCCGCGGAGACCGGAGAGGATGCCATTGACCTGCTGGCCGAGTATGACGCCCGCGTAAAAAAGTCTCTCTCCCATGTGTTCGGTGGGGAAAATGACTTTGACAGCATCCTGAGCGGTGCGAATGTAATGGCTGTTGCCAGTAACGGGGAGTTGGTCATTACAAATTTCTTGGATGCTATGTTCCCCATCGTTGAAGATGGCGTGAAGACCTATGCAAAGATGGAGGCTCAGAAAGCCGTGCAGGAGGCAAGAAATAAATGAGATGGACACTCCCGGTCAATCTTGAAGTTGGTGGAAAAGAATATGCAATCAACGCCGATTACCGGGATATCCTGAACATCATTTCCAGACTTAACGGCGGCGAAAACGAGTTTGTTAAGGTCTATGTGTGCTTGGCCCTGTTTTATCACCAATTTGAAGAAATGCCGGAAAGTGATTATCAAGAAGCGATTGAAAAGCTGCTTTGGTTTATCGCCTGCGGAGAAGAACAGGAGGATAAAAAACGGCCAAAACTGATCGACTGGGAGCAGGACTACCAAATGATCTCCGCCGACATCATCAAGGTGGCTGGGCATGATGTTAGATCGGACTCTTTCTGTCATTGGTGGACCTTTGTTTCTTACTTTATGGGCATTGGGGAAGGGCAGCTTTCCACCGTTGTTTCCATCCGTGACAAGCTCCGGAAACACAAAAAGCTCGAAAAGTGGGAAAAGGAATTTTACAACCAGAACCGCTCAAAAGTTGATCTAAAGCGGCATTACACGGAAGAAGAGGACGAACTTCTGAAAAAACTGCTAGGGAGGTGAGAACATGGCGGCAGCAGATGGCTCTATTATCATTGATGTTCGGGCAAACACACAACAGGCGACAAGTGCGTTGACAAAGCTGGCAAAGTTGGCTGCAACGGCCTTTGCTGTTGATAAAATTATCGACTTTTCCAAACAGGCTATCCAGCTTGGAAGCGATGTTGCGGAAGTCCAGAATGTTGTCGACGTGGCCTTTGGCGATATGTCCAGCGCCGTTGACGAGTTTGCCCAAAACGCCATCACCAACTTCGGCATGAGCGAGCTTGCGGCCAAGCGTACCGCCTCTACATATATGGCAATGGCAAGGAATATGGGCTTGTCGCAAGCAGAGGCGGCAGAGATGTCCTTGACACTCACCGGCCTTACAGGTGATGTGGAATCTTTCTATAACATCTCTCAGGAGCTGGCGGACATTAAGCTGAAATCCGTCTTTACGGGTGAAACGGAGACATTAAAAGACCTGGGCATCGTTATGACCCAAGCCAACCTAGAAGCGTTTGCGCTGTCTCAGGGCATCACCAAAAGTATTTCTGCTATGTCTCAGGCGGAGCTGGTGACTCTGCGCTATAACTTCGTTTTGGATCAGCTGTCTTTGGCCTCCGGTGACTTTATTCGGACGCAAGACAGCTGGGCGAATCAGACCAGAATCCTTTCCATGCAGTGGGAGCAGTTCATGTCCATTGTCGGGCAGGCTCTGATTCAAGTGCTTTTGCCAGTGGTGCAGACTCTGAACCGGATTGTGTCCGCGCTAATCGACATGGCGAACGCTTTTAATGCAGCCATCACGGCTATCTTTGGCGGTGCCAATACGGAAATCACGCAGACGCAAGATAATGTGGGCGCTGTTTCCTCCGGTATTGATGAGGCTGTTGACAATCAGAACGCTTTGACCGATGCCACAAAAGAGACTAACAAGGAGCAGAAAAAGAGTATCGCTTCGTTTGATGAAATCAACAAGCTGACTGGAAATTCTGCAAGCGGCTCAGGTGGCGGAGCGGGAGGAACAGCTGGCGGCGGCCTTTCCAAAATTGAGACTATTACCTCTAATGACATCGTGGAGAGTGCCGCGGAGAGCAAAATCTTAAAGCTGATTGACCGCCTTAAAGATGCATTTAGCCCTCTGGAAGACTCTTTCAAAAAAACGTTCGCCTATATTTCTGAGGGAGTAGGAAAGCTGACTGACGTTTTCCGCGATATGTGGAATGACATCAAGTCTCTTGGACCGCCTCTATATGATTGGTTCAACAATGAGTTTATGGACTTCTTGAACCAGTTTATTCTTACGGCTGGGAATGTTGTCGGAGGGCTTCTGGACTCTGCGGCAATGGTGCTTTCCGACATTTGGAACATCGTAATTTTCCCCACGCTGACAAAGTGGGCTGTTGATATTCTCCCTTTGCTTACTAACATTGCGACGCAGGTTTTGAGTGTGGGAGATGTGCTTTTTGAAAATGTCAAGGCCGTGTTTGACATGATTTGGCAAGATGCGATTGCCCCGGCCATGCAGATCATCCAAGATATTTGGAATGACGTTTGGAACAGCATTATCAAATTCTGGAATACGTGGGGCGCACCTATTTTCGACCAGATCAAACTCGCAATTAGTAACACAACGGCTACTTTCAAAAACATCTGGGACACCATTCTGAAACCAGTGCTGACTACTCTCGGCAATACCTTTACTGAACTTTGGACTTTGCATTTGAAGCCGTTACTCGACAACTTCCTAAACTTTGTGGGGCAAGTTATAAATGCGGGATTGAAAATTTATAATGAACTTATTTTGCCTGCTATAGATTGGATTACAAACCTTTTTGGAGAAGTAATTGTAAAGTATTTAAACAAAGGATCAGACGCATTCTTTTCTTTTTTAGGAATTGTTTCTGATATTGTTAGCGGATTACTTACTCTTTTGGGCGGTGTAATTGAATTTTTAGCAGGTGTATTCACAAGAGATTGGGAATACGCGTGGAACGGAATTTCAAGCGCCTTTTCAAAGGTTTGGGACGGATTTGTACAGACAATCAAAGATGCACTTAATCTTGGAATTTCCCTTGTGAACAAGTTTATTGACTGGATTAACGAGCATCTGGTTATTAGGATTCCGAAAGTCACGATTCCTTTCCTGGGAACGTTTGGCGGTCAGGAAATCCGCCCCTTTACAATCCCGAATATACCGTATCTTGCGCAAGGAGCGGTTATTCCGCCTAACCGGGAGTTCCTGGCAGTGTTGGGTGATCAGAAACAAGGGACGAACATTGAGGCGCCGCTGTCCACGATTGAAAAAGCAGTGGAAAATGTTTTGAATCGGCGAGGGTATGGCGGCCAGCAGACAGTGATCCTCCAGCTTGACCGTGAGCAGCTTGGTAAGGTGGTCTATGAACTCAATAAAGCCGAGACACGGCGCATAGGGGTAAATCTGGCGGGGGTGTGACATGAGCTACATCAAACTGAATGGAAAAGAGTTTGACGCGGATGTTGCCATTTCCGCCTATAACCGTAACTTCAACGTTTTGGACGGAGAGAACGCAGGTCGTGTAATGACTGGCCGGATGGTGCGGGACATCATTGGAACGTATATCGGCCATCAGCTGACAGTGTTTCGCCGGGGTGACAACTACCAGGGCCTTGACGAGTTCTGGGACTACTTGGTGGAACATTCTGTTGATGATTCTGTACAGTTGGAAGCTGCTGATGGGCAAACCACGATCTCGTATGAAGCCTATTACACCAGCGCCTCGCAGGATATGGAGAAGGTGGAAAACGGCATCAACTATTGGGGCGAAATCGAAGTCAGTTTTGTCCCTATGGAAGCGCAGGTGACTCCGTGAGTGTTACAACTGTGCTTTACAAGGACATAGCACCGGGAGCGGATGAGGACGCTTCTGTCTCCACTACGGAGGCCATGTCGTTTTCATCCCCCTCTAAACTCCCGTTCGGTATTACGCCGGAGCCGACGATCACTTGTGAGCCGAACCATTGGGGATTGACAGGGGACTATGTCACTGTGGATACACAAGAGGTTGCATTCTGGTCTGTGGAAACGAGCGGAGATGACTGTAATTTTACAAACAAACCAGTCATCACGCTTGAGATGGACCAGCAGTATTCCTCCGTCGGCATTACATTGGCGTTTGATACGGCATCCGGTGACTATTGCCCATCAGTCAATATCAAGTGGTACCAGGGGGAATCTCTCAAGGCGGACGTGGACTTCACGCCCAACACGGCAACGTATTTCTGCAATCAGAAAGTGCAGAGCTATGACAAAGTGGTCATTACCCTGAACAGCACAAATTTGCCCAATCTCAGGGCAAAGCTGGAACATATTATTTTCGGCGTCTACCGCTATTTCGGAATGTCTGAATTGCGGTCCGCTTCCATCATCAACGAAATGAGTCTGATTTCTACGGAAATGCCCATCTCTACAATGAACTGGACGTTAGACAGCCGGGAAGACGTGGACTTTATGTTCCAGCTCAAACAGCCCGTAGAGGTCAGAAACAACGATAAACTGATCGGCGTGTACTACATCGACAGCCACACCAGACAGGCGCAGAACCTGTACACAATCGACTGTCAGGACGCTTTTGGAGTGCTGGATGACAGCCCATTCCCTGGCGGCGTGTACAATGCGAAATCTGCGAAATCTCTATTGGAAGAGATCGTGAATGGACAGTTTTCCATCGAGTATGACTCGGACGTAAAGGACACGGCTTTGACAGGAGTTATTACATCCGGGACTATCCGAACGGCTATACAGCAGGTGCTATTTGCGTGGGGCGTGTGCGCGTCAACTGATGGGCGGGACGGCATCCGAGTATTTAATTTGCCGGGGACTCCTGAAGCCATCACAGAGGATTACACGTTTACCGGAGTCACCGTGGATACCAGCGCACTTGTGACAGAGGTTAGAGTGACCGCCCATGTATATACTCAGACCGAAAACGGAGGCGTGGAGATCAACGGTGCCAAATACGACGATGCCAAAACAGTTTACACCATTACTAACCCGGATGTAATTGCCACCGATAAGCAAAATGTTATTGAGGTTGCGGACGCCACGCTGGTTTCGCCGGATATCGGGCAAGCAACGGCACAGAGGGTCTATGACTACTATGCAAAACGGATTACCACCAATGCGAAGATCGTTTGGACAGGAGAGCTATTAGGCGATTGCGTGACGCTTCCAACCGCATGGGGGACCACTAATGCCGGGAATCTCCGCCGCATGGAAGTCAAGCTGTCAAATACCGTTGTGGCGACTGTGGCATCCCTTGGAGGCTAGTATGAGTATTATCGACACGTTGATAACAAACCGCACACAATCCGACGTGACCCGCTGGCGCACCTTACATGACAAAGGATGGGGCGGGATGACAGCCGGCGAAAAAACGGAATGGTTTGCCGGGGTGAAAGGAGCTTACAACGCAGCGGACCTGAACAGAGTTGGAGAAGCGATTGAATATATCGCTGATTTGTTCGGCGGGTTTGGATTTCCGATGATGATTACTCCTAAAACTGACTGGGCCATCAAGGATATTCCGACTAGCCAGGATTTAGAGGACTATCTTTCCAACGTGGCGGCAATCCGCTCCATGATGTCCAATATTCCTGTTTATCCCTCCGATTGGCAGACTCCGCCGGAAACCCCTGAAACCATGCAACATCTCACCTATGAGCAGGCAAATGACATCGAGCGGATATTAACCGATATCAATGATTTGTTGGTATGGGTCAGCAACAATCTTTTGTGGTTGTTCGCTGGTGACGTTTACGCTGGCGAATGGTAAGGAGGCAACATGCAAGACAGAATCCCTACTTATCCGGGGCGGGTTAAACTTACTCCTGTCTCCGGTCAAGAGAACACATACGACCTTGTAAGGGCAGACGAGCCGTCGCAGGTTGGAACGCCCCTCAGCACGGCTACACTGTTTAAGCCGGAGACGGAGGCAGTATTTTTTGGGAACGCGGCAAACCGCACCGTTAACGACGCCCTATATCTGATTGGCACCACCTTTACGGCAGCTCAAATCCAAGTAACCTACAACGGAGGTGGTAACTGATGGCGCAGACACTTGGCAGCGTGGCGGTGGGGAGCATCGTCAAGATCGACGAGAACGGGAGCCCGGCAAACTACATCGTGGTGCATATCGGGAACCCGGATGTAAGGCTGTATGGTAGTGCCTGTGACGGTGCGTGGTTGCTGCGGCAGGATATTGTGGAGAACGTCCAGTGGAACAGCACCAATGCAAATACACTTGTAGGCTCCACAATTATGTCTACGATGGCTGGGTATCTGGGAAGGTATGAAAGCCACATCCAGTCTGCCATCAAGACAGTGAAAATCCCATACCATCCAGGAAATGGAGAACCTTTCTGGAACATCAAAAGTGGAGAAAATGGTTTGGAGTGCAAACTGTTCCCTCTTGGGGGATATGAGGTCGGCCTATCTGACCCAAGCGGAATTATGCCCGCAGACGGCGCGAAGCTGGATTACTTCAAGAGTGGACTTGACACGGAAGCCAATAGCAAGCGGATTGCTAAACTGAATGGAGCCGCGGCTGCTTGGTGGCTTCGCTCTCCAGTTTCTACGAGCACAGACGGAAAGTTTTACGTCTTGCCCGATGGCAGCTTGGGCAGCACCTCGGTAAACCCCTCTTATGGCGTCCTACCTGCCATGATTATGGACCCTACCATCCTGGTTTCGGATGATGGAACCGTTGGCGTTCCGGCGTCCCCCACTGCCCTGACTGTGCCGATTCAGGTCATGCAGGGGCGGCAGATCACAGTGAGCTGGTCTGCCGTAGATGGAGTAAGCAGTTACATCCTGGAGCGCAAAGCGAACACGGACGCCGACTGGGTGCAAGTGTATTCCGGAGCGAACACGAGCTTTGAGGAAACGGTGGGCACCTGGACGAGCGTGCAGTACCGCGTCAAATCTCTCGCAAACGGGAAATATGGCGATTATACAACGAGCACATCTGTTTCCGTAGTCCCTCTTTCTGCCCTGGTGATTTCCGGGTCTGACGGCAGTTTGGGCACTCTCACAAATGATGTGCAGTATTCGGTGTCCTCCAGCGGAACTAGTACTTTGACGGTTACAGAAACCATCAACGGCGTCAACACTCGGACATACACGGCCACCAACGGAGCCGACAACAAGATTTCGGTGCTGGACTTGCCCACGGGCACGGGCACAATCAAAATCACGGCATCCACCAACCCCGGCAGCGGTGTGGTGACGGTGACGCGCAACTGGACGTACTCCAAGACGGCGCCGACGTTCGCGAATGCGGGGAGCACGGCGCAGCTGCAGCAGAATGGGAAGAACATTTTCCCGCTGACACTGTTGGAGTGCGTGCGTGGGTTAGAAAATATAAACCCCACAAAATACGGACTAGGGAGCAACGCTGCTACCATCCCTGGGAACGATCTGAACAACGCCATATCAGGCGGATTCTATGCGTTCTCGTCAGCAGTGCAGAATATTCCCAGCTTTAAGAGCGGAAAAGTTCTGGTCATGCCGTATACAAGCCTGCAATATTACACGCAAATCGCATTTGCGGCCCTTACTTCCGAAATTGCTATGCGGTTCTGCAATGATGGCAACTGGGGCCCTTGGGAATACCTGAACCCGTTACTGTCTGTCGGAGTCGAGTACCGCACCGTGGAGCGGTACAACGGCAAGCCTGTGTATGTCAAAGCGATAAACTTTGGGGCATTGCCTAACAATGCTAATAAATCTGTGGAGCACGGCGTAGAAGATATGGGAATATGTTTTGAACTCTTTGGAAATTCTTCCCCAAACAGTGCTCCGTCGATTGGCGTAAATTTGATTGGAGATAGCAGGGTTACCGAAATTTACCGTGCCGGCAATGTCATCTATATTGGCTCTCATGTAGCTTTCCAAACGTCTAGTGCTATTGTTGTCATGAAGTACACCAAAACCACGGATTAAGGAGGGCACTATGAAGATCATCAAATACCAGCTGGCGACAGAGATCAACCACGGCACCCCCGAGGAGCCTGACATCGAGACGGTGCTCTCCGGTGTTACGATGCCCTACACGGAGGCGAATTACGCCATCGCCCAGGCTGAAGCCTATCAAGGGCAGATTACCGTAGAGGACGATGGACAGCCGGAGCCGGCACCGGCCCCGGAGTATGTGACCTATGCAGAACTTGCGAAAGCAATCAGAGAGGGCGTGAACGAAGTATGACAGACAAGCAGTTTGTACTTACCACCATGCGGGATACCGGGCTTGCGAGGGCACAGACCCTCCAGGCCCAAGCCCCGGACATGACGGGGACGGAGCTGTATGCCTCCGAGGACTACATCCCCAGCTTTACGGCGGCCTGTGAGGCCATGAACATGCTGGAACGCAAAGCGGGCTTTGTCTGCCGGTCCACGGCGGGACGTGTGGTGCGTCTCCTCCAACCCTATGACAGCACCATCTACAACACCCAGGAGCCGGAGGAGCTGGAGGCCCAGTGGGGCTTTGTATGGTCCACAGACCCGGCCAAGGCCCTGCCGTTTATCGCCGTCTCCACTTCGCCGTATATGACCGGGGATTGCTGCACCTATGAGGGCCACGTCTGGCGCTCCGGGCAGGACTTCAATGTGTGGGAACCTGGAAGCGTGGGCGTGAAGTGGGAGGATTTGGGGGAGGTGTCCAATGGCTGACGAGAAGTGCGTTAGAGACCCCCGGCATGACTGCTTTGGCCTGGAAGCAGCAGCCCGTCTGGAGGGGCGTATCAAGGCTCTGGAGGACTGGCAGCAGGACTCCAAGAAGTTCCATAATTCGTTCTATGACTGGCAGCGGGAACAGATTGCCCGAGACGCCAAGCTGGACGAGCAGCTTTCCAACATGGATAAAAACATCGAAAAGCTTCTGGCAAAGCAGGAGGAACAGGCGGCAAAACCAGGGCGCCGCTGGGAGGCCATCGTGGACAAGTCCGTGTGGGCGGTGCTGGCGGCTGTGATTGCCTTTGTCCTGGCTCGTATCGGATTATAAGAAAGCGACGCCCCCGAAGGAGCGCCGCAAGCCCGTAGTATTCGTTGTCTCCGTCCATTGCGACTTAACGCGGAGGGAGCGCTATCAAAACAGCACACGTCTGCACAACGGGCAATAACATCTTACATCATTAGAAACCGGCGGTCAAGCCGGATATTTGAAAGGAGCTACCAATCATGAACAAGACCATCAATAACATCATCAATGACTTCAAGAGCGGCAAGATTACTGCGGAGGATGCCAACAAGCTGCTGGTTGAGGCTGGCGCCGGATTCTCCCTGAACCCCGAAAAGAACCCCGATGGCGGATGGACCGAGGCAGAGATGACGGAGGGATTCCTTCCCGGCGAGGAAAAGGAGCCTCTTCCGGACAAAGTAGACATGGGCCGAAATCAGGCGCTTGCCGGACAAGTGGTTCGCCAGAATACCAAGCGCGGAAAGTTTGATGTGACCTATGATGCAGACGGTTATGCCGTCAAGGCCATCCGAGTGTAATCGGGAGGTCTGATATGGACATTTCCTCTCTTGGCATCACCGGAGTGGCGGCTATCACCGTCATCTGCCTGCTGATTGGGCAGGGCGTGAAAGCGTCCTCTCTGGACAGCAAGTTCATCCCTATCATTTGCGGTGTCTGCGGTGCTGTGCTGGGTGTGGTAGGTATGTTCCTTATGCCGGACTTCCCGGCCACGGACTACATCACTGCGGCGGCTGTGGGCATTGTGAGCGGCCTGGCTGCTACCGGAGCCAACCAGGTAATCAAGCAGCTGGGAAGTGACAGTAAATGAGCTACACGCTGAAGGAACAG